TGGCGCCCAATGAAATTCTGCAACACCATTCGCATCTACTGCAAGTATCCATTCTTGACCGCCAACATCCCATTTACTGGTGACTATTTGAAAAGCACTTGTGCTGCTTAGAAAAACCCAAGCCTCTATTGTGAAATCTGCGTCAAATGTAAAGCCATTGTTATCAGGAAAATTTAATGGGGTTGTAGATGAGCCATTAAAGTAATTAGACCAACCAGACCCATAAGGCGAGAAAGAACCTTGGGTTGTATTGCCATTGCGAGTGATGGTGAAGTTGTTTGTACTGCTGTCTAAAAACGTATTGTTCTGTGCGCCATTAGTTCCATCACCATGCAAAAGCATGGTGACATAGTTAAATTGTGCATCTGGCTTTTGTCCAGAGACTGCTGTTTTACTGGCTGCAAACATTTATTAGTCCTTAAGGCGTGTAATTCTGACCAACAATTGTTCCATACCAGTTTGTGCCATCAGCAAAGAATGAATAAATATCTTGTCTGCTTGCAGTAGCTGTGATTGTTGGGTTTGTACCGCTAGGCCATTTAACTGTTGACCAAGTAACTGTGCGTGAGCCTGTAGCATCTTGTTTCAAGAACATGATGAAAGACTTACCACTTGTTGCCGTTGGCATAGTTATAGTTGCATTGCCTGTCAGGGTAATGATTTGAACTGTGCCATTGGTCAGAGCAATGGTAATAGCAGTAGAACTATTGGCAGAGAATGGAGTCTCTACATAGTTGGTAACAGTTGGGTTTGTCAGGGTCTTGTTAGTCAACGTGTCTGTTGTTGCTCTGCCAACCAATGTGTCTGTGCTTGTTGGTAACGTCAATGTTCCAGTATTGCTAATGCTTGAGATTACTGGTGCAGTCAGAGTCTTGTTTGTCAGGGTTTCTGTGCCTGTCAAGGTAGCAAAAGAACCTGCTGTAAACGCTGCGTTAGCCCAAGTAGAGCCTGTCCACACGAATAGATTGTTAGTAGCTGTGTTCCAGTACAAAGCACCTGTGAGCAAAGCGTTACCATCGTTATCTACAGATGGTGCAGTTGCCTTAGAACCTAAATATCTGTCATCAAAGGCATCGTAAGTGTTTGCTGCATCGGTAGCACTAGCAGCAGCAGCCGTAGCACTAGAAGACGCATTACCTGCGCTTGTAGAGGCATTTGAGGCACTCGTTGAAGCGTTAGAGGCTGAAGTCGCAGCAGCAGCAGCACTTGTAGCAGCAGATGTTGCACTACCTAAGATTCCATCAACATAAGTCTTAGTGGCAGCGTCTTGGTTGTTCGTTGGGTCACCCAAACCAGTAATCTTAGACGTGCCCATCGCAATAGCACCACTCATCGTGCCACCAGTAGTAGATAACTTACCTCTCAGAGAAGTATCAACTTCAGTCTTTGTGTAAGCATCTGTGATACCGAAACCAGAGATGGTAGTTGGATTAGTACCTGCTGTAATGCGTCCAAATGTGTCAACAGTTACAGACTTGTATGTACTAGCAGTAACGCCAGTTGTAGCCAAGTCAATCTCATCAGCACTAACAACAATTCGTGCGCTTGATGCAGTATTCACGTTAAGCGTGTTACCTGTCTTGCTCATGCCAGTACCAGCCGTAACCTGACCTGCACCAGAGAACTGAGCAAACGTAATTGATGTGCTACCTAAAGTACCGCTTGTAGGAATAGTACAAATAAAGCCGTTATTAGCATTTACTGTACCGCCTTCAACAAAGGTGTAAGCAGCTACCAATTCTGCATATGTATCAGCGTCTGTTGTTCTAGTCCATGAACCAGAAGCACACAAATAGATACCATTATCAGATGCTGTAGTCTGGTCTTTAACCAATACTCGGTTACCAGCAATAACAGAAACTCCGTCAATGGTCTGTGCGCCAGATAACGTAAGGTTAGTAGTGGAAGCAGCAACCACAGAGGCTTTAGCATCAATACCTTGGGCAATAGCGTCAACATAAGACTTGGTTACTGCATCAGCATCAGCCGTAGGAGTACCAAGACCTGTAATCTTGTTTGTACCCATAGCGATAGCACCAGACATAGTGCCACCAGTTAGATTCAACTTCAAAGCGTCTGCTGTATCTACATAGCCCTTAGTGGCTGCGTCTGTTGAATTTGTAGGTGTAGCAAGACCAGTAATCGTTCCTACTGTCCCAGAAGACATATCCAATGTGCCATCAATCGTGACATTATTGAATGTAGAAGTTCCTGTAGCCGTTGTGACGTTACCAGAGACATTACCTGTCAGGTTACCAGTTACGTTACCTGTTACAGCACCTGTGTGAGTACCAGTAGTGTTACCTGTGACATTACCTGTCAAACCACCAACAAAGCCTGTAGAGGCAGTTACTGTAGTTCCTGTGATAGCTTGGGCAGATGAACCACCAATCACAGCACCATTGATTGTTCCACCAGTAATAGTGGCAGACGATGATGTGAGTGGGCCTGACAGACCAGCAGTAGCCGTTAAAGTGCCTGTCAGAGTGGATGTTCCAGTAACAGATAAGTTACCGCCTACAGTTACATTGTCGCCAGCAGAACCATCTTGAAAGTTCTTTAACTGAGCCATCAATTGACGGATGGCATTGTTGACCAAACTTGGGGCCATCCCCTCCGCTAAGTTAATACTGTTAATGTCAGTATTGTTCCCTGCGGTACTGCTGTATTCTGAAATCTTGGTCTTTGCCATGTTAATCCTCTTGTAAGGTACTACCAATCATTCCATAGTCTGCTGCTAATTGCGCCAAACCAGAAATGAATTTAGGGGTTGTAGGTGACATTTTTCTTAATTCTCGTAATCTGTTCATGCCATCTTTACTGGTAATCACATTGGCTAACTGTTCAGCATTTGCAGAGAACGCTCTTTCTGTTGCCCAATTCTTGAAAAACTCTCCATATTTTAATGGAGTCATTGCGCTACCAGTAACTTGTGCAAACGCTGCCAAAGCACTTGGCGCATTTTCTTCCATCTCTTTTAACGCTCTTTGGTTAAAAGCAGTATCAGAACCTAGCTTCTTAACTCTAGCTGCTGCCTCCAATACTGCCGTTAAGTTGTTTAATGCTTGGAATTGCTGTGGGCCAAGTGCCTCAAGCAAAGCCTTTTGTGATTTTGAATCACCCATTAGCATTACTTTCCAATCAGCACCAGCGTCAATGCGAGGCTCTTTAGCACCAATACGAGGCTTCATTGCCTTTTCCCATTGGGTTTGCAAGTAGGCTCGTGTTACATCGTTCCATGCTTCTGGGCTTACAGCTTGGATTTGTTGCCTTGTATAGCGAACAGTTTGTGGTGAAGCATTGTTAAACAAACGATTAGCTAAGTCATTCAAGTTGTCTTTAGAAACTGCTGTAAGTGATTGCCCTGCTCGTCTTTCAGCAAATATATTAAGTGGCTGTGATAGTTCTTCAAATCTTGCATTTGCTTCAAGGTACATGGGGTTATCTTTGCCCATAGACTGAACCAAACGATTCTTGATGTTTGTAACTTCACTTTGAATAACTTTGTCCATAGATGAAAAAGATTCTTCTTTAAACATCTTGTCAATGTCAAACTTTGCTCTTTGCAACGCAGGTAGCCTATCCTCAAAGGTCTTAACCATCACCTCATCGCCTTGTGCGTTAAATGATGGCTTCTCTCTATACAGATTGTTTTTGATTCGTTGCAAGGCTTTTAATTCGTCACCCTTGGCAATCTTTAACATTGCATCAATGTCTTTGACAATAGGCGCAACATCTACAGGTACAGAACGCTCAAAGGCAGCACGATATAAAGGCGCAGAGCCTTCTTCTCTAGCTTGTTCCAATTGAACAATCCTGTCCTTCAATGCCTGTTGACCACGATAGCCAGCAGTCATTGGGTCATCTACTTTGCTAACACTAGATAAAAACTTATTAACAGCAGGTTGAACTTGCTCTTTGTATCTCTTTAAATAGAAGTCACCAAGCGTATCAGCACTTTCAACAATGTTTCCTAGAACCTTTTGTTGTGATTTAAGTGATGGTAGGTTTGTCAACTCAGCAGGGGTTAACTGAATCCCCAAGTCTTTTGCTTTTTGGGTTAAGTCTGCAACTTCTTTGGTATTTACTTTTCCAATGTCTTTTGCAATGTTGCGCTCTAAATATTTACCAACTCCAAATGGTATGACTTGCATACCACCAGAAATCAATCCTTGCTTGGCAACATCAGTACCCGAAAACTCTTGGTCACCAAGTAACCCTGCAATAGCCTGACGTACTGCATTAGTACCTGCTGCAACGCCACCTGTAATGGCTGCGCTACCAGCCACACCAAAAGGGCCAGTCAGTAGCATGGGGCTTGTCGCAATACCAGCAGCTATGTCTGGTGCAGCTTCAAGAACATCAGGTGCATAGTAACCAGCAGCAGTCATTGGCTTGGTAAATACGCTAGGAATCTCTTTGTAATATTGACCATCGTTTGCTTGGTAAACAATCTCATCACCAACCACACGATAACGGCTCTCAGGAATACCACGAGCCTGTGCAAATATCTTGATGGCAGCTTGCTTGTCAGTAGGAACACCAGCTTTTAATGCTGTCAATGCACTAGCACCACCTGCTGCGGTACTCTTAGGAATAATGGTTTCATCACGAATAGAAATCTTAGGCGCAGTAGCTGGAGACAGAATCTCATCCACTACGCTCGTGCTAATAGGAAAACGCTTTCGTTCTTCCTCTGTGCTACCACTTAACAGTTCATCAACAACAGACATTTGATTACCTCATTAAGCCGAATTCAGTTGCAAGGCGACTTTTTAATACTGCTCTATCTTGTGGGTTTTTAACATCCAAACCAAGAGAAGTAATCAAAGACTGTTCACGCTGACGCATGATTTCTGGCATCTTGTCTAGCGGTACATCCACAACTTTCAATCCATTAGCTTTAATGTACTGAAGTCTTGCTTCCATAGTACGCAAGTCTTTTAATGTATTAGAAAGTTTTGCAGCAAACTGTGTAGGACTATCACCATCTAGCAATCCGCTTCCAACATTAGGCATACCCTTTTTAATTCGGTCTGCTTCCTCACCAGTACCCATTGCTGCGCCAGTAACTTCAACAATGTAAGCATTTAACTCACGAATAGAATCTTGAGTAAATTGAGTGTAATTTGAAAGCTGTTGCTTCTGCTCTGCTGTAAGTTTTGTTAAGCCTAACTTTTCACCAATTGCTCTGAAGTCTTGTACGCTTCTAAATTTTGTTTCAAGAAATTTAGGGTCATAAGACGTTTCAATTCTATTCAATCTTGAAAGTCGTTCACCTGTACTTAACGCTGCTTTATCAATAGCATTTTGCGCTTCTTTGCCAACAGGAACAGCACCAGCAGGGTAATTATAAATATCACCACCAGCACCAGACTTTTTCAATGATTTTGCTTTGTCTAAAAGTTGATTAAATTGGTCTGGAGTGATATTTTGTGGATTATCTGTTTTAAACATTCCTTGAGCAAGGTTTGCAAAATCACCAGTAAATTTACCACTTCTGTCCACGGCTAATTTCAAACCATTCTTGGCTGTATCGTCTTTAAGATAGATAGCACCATCAACAGTAACATAGTCGTTACCCTTGTAAACTTGCTCAAGACCTGACGGAGTTTTCTTGAAAATTGTCTTGTCAACAGTCATGTAATCAGGTTGACCAAGTTTCTGTCTGCGCTCAATGCCTTGCATCAAGTTCTCAAAATCCTTGAATGGCAATAACTCTTGCAATTTACCAATAACTGCTTGGTTAGGGATAAGAGCAGTTTCAGCAGGTCTAGCAGGGATAATGCTTGCTTCTGGCATAACATTACCCTCATCATCAAGAAGTGGGTAATCTGTTGGCTTGCCATAAAGTGCTGCTTGTGCTGGCATTGCTTCTCTGGTAACTTGCTCTTTCAATGTGAATGGTGCAAGTTGCTTCACTTGTTCTTCTAGCTTTTTCTTCTTCATCAACTCTTGCAGTTGATAGTTTTGCAACTGGCTTTGCATAGCCTCAGACATACCGCCTTTGTAGGCTTTCTGACCTAGTTGCAAGCCTTCAGCAATAGACTGTCCTGTGTTACCACCTGCAAACAATCTGCCAGCTAGTGCGTAGAGTGCTTGTGCTTGTGCGTCTTCACGATTACGAGCAATGTCAGCCTGTGACATACCCAACAGACCCATTGTGTCTGCACCGCCTGTACCGAAAATGTCTAATAGTCCAGCCATGTTTAATCCCACCAGTTAGTGCCAAGAGCAGGGTAATTAGTGTCAATAGTCCCCATATTTGTATTTGATGGAGTAGAACTAAATGGGTTTAACCAACTTAAATTAGGAGAACCTAGATTCTTGTAAACAGCAGCACCAGTTGCAGCAGTTCCTAATACCTTCTGCAAGGTAGATGTATCAGCAGCACCAGATGCAGTAGTAGAACCAACTCGTCCTAATGGGTTGCCATATACCAATGACATATAGTTCTGCAAGTTCTGTTGTGGCTGGTTTTGCAAGAAGTTGAAACGCTGAATATCAGCACCTAACTGTTGACCTGTGTAGCCTTCACGCAACTGACCAGCAGCTAACAATTGCTGAATATCTTGGTAATCAGCAGCAGCTAACTGAGGCGCAGCACCAATGGCTTGTTGTTGACGCTGACGCTCTGCTTCGTAGTTCTGATAGGCTAATTGACCTGCTGTGTTAGTCAATGCTTGTGCATACTGACCAGACGCTCTGTCTTGTAGGTTACCCATAACACCAGAGCCATAACGCCCTGCAAGACTAGCTTTAGAGCCAATATCGCCTAGTGTTTGCTGGTATTGTTGTTGTGCAGCTTGTGCTGCTGGCGCAAATGCACCTTGAAAGAATGGATTACCACCCAGATAAGCACCACCCAAAGTTCCCTGTAATTGCTGTTGAGCAAGTCCAGTTAATGGATTACCTGCCAACGCACGAGTCTCTAAGGCTTGAACGCCAGTTTGCGTAGTTTGCGAGGGTGCTACAAAGGTTTCCCCTGTGTAGTATTGTGGGCCACCGCCCTGATAAAGTTGTTGAGCCTGTCCCAAACCATACGTTAAATATGGTGCAATTGTTGGGTCAACTTGTGATGTGGTAGTAGTAGCCATCTTTACTCCTAAAAGTTCGGATTCCAAGATGGGTCATCCACGGAATCCATTATACATAAATTATCCAATTACAACATAGGCATATGTCTTATTTGCCGTACTATTAGCAAAGTGTGAAACCACAGCCTCACCGCTAGTTTGGGACGAAACATAAACATTTGAATATGCGTAAGGTGCAATAAACTGAGCCGTAATAATTGCAGCAGGGATGGATGGTCTTGGGATTCCTGTGTCAGCAGCAAAATGCTCTAATGTCACACCAACATCAGAAACAGCACCTGCTAACTCTACATAATCATTTGCTGCTAAATCAAGAAAGAAATTCATTGAGCCAATCAAATGGCTAGGGTCACCTGTGCTTTTTCTAGCTGGCATACCAAATCGGCTACCAGAACGAACCACATCTGTTCCATTTACACGAAACCAAATGTCGGCATATTGACCATCATTTGTGTTGTTTTGTAACTGTAAGGAAAACTGGAAGTTATAAACACCTGCGTTTCTTACATTTATTCTTGTAGTGTTTGATAGGTAAACACCATTGCTTTCCTCAGTTGTGTCAAAAACAACAACAGCAGTAGTACCAGCACTAGGTGCAGTTTGGTCTGTATTGTTGCTAAAACATCCATAAGGCGCAGCGTCAGCCTCTGCTGCATTAGAAAATGGAATCAGAATAATCTTTGAGTCAACGCTAATGCGCCTATCGTAAATAGTCGTAGATGTGGCATTTCCTGTCGCCAGAGTGATAGTCCCTGTGTTATTTGTCTTGCCATTCATAATGCCATTGACAATTTCAGCAACAGACCTTTGGTCAGAGCCAAATACAGGAAGTGTCCTAAACTGACTTGTCATCGAACACCCTGACCTGTCACATCCACATCTACAGCAACAGCGTTTTTCCAATCTGCGCCAGTAGGAGTAACTTGAATACGATGGTAACGCCCTGCGCTACGCAAAGAAACCCTGTTCTCTGAGTCAGCAGCCACCGCAGTACCAAAAGTAACATCTTGGCTTAACAATGTGCGAGAGGCTACAGCAACAGTTGCTGAACCATTATCTACCTGTGGTCTAGCCAAAGTCACTACAGATTGTCCACCAAGGTCAATGTCTCCAGTAGCAATTCTGCCTGTAAGGGGCTGACCTGTGTATGTGAAAACCTTTGCACCTAACGTACCACCAAGGAAATACTTACCACCCACATACAAACGTGAGTCTAAACTTGTTGTCAATGCGTCAATAGATGCGTTAATACTATCTAATTGCTCAAGCGTAACAGAAGTAGTAGAGGCTTCTGACAGGTAATCAGTACCAGCATCCGCATAAGTCCACTTCTTAGTAGCAAAGTTGTAAATGATTAGTTTACGATTTCCACCTGTATCTACATAATTCCAAATAACCAGTTTGCGAATTGGGTCAACAGCAGCAGACATAGTTCCATAATCGGATTCTGATGCGTCATCAATAAAGAATCGGTCAACCTTCTCGCTTCCAATTGGCACTACTTGCTGACCATCACACATATAGAAGCCATCGTCCGATAGGAAGAATGTAACACCTTGGTACTGTGCGATAGAACCAGCAACCATACATCCCTTGTTACGAGAGATATTGTCAAACTGGAATATAAACGGAGTACCTACATAGGTCATTCGGCTGATGGCTCTTTCTAAGAACACCAAGCCAAACTCACCACCACGGATTCCTACAATCTGCCCACCATCAGGAATATCTTGATAGTCAGACTGAGTGTTTACATTCTCTACCCAATCTGTTTCATCGTTAATCGCAGACCATCTCACACGATATTGTTGTTGTGCAGCAGATTCATAGGTATTTGCACAAACAACAAAATCACGCACGACAGTAATAAACTTAGCTATCGGTGCAGATGCGCTTAAATTAGCAAAAGACGTAGAAGTTCCTAGCGTCCATGCTTGCAGTACGTCAGCATTGTTTGTAGTAATTACTCGTTTACCAAACTGAGTAAACCTAACTCTATCGTTAATGCCAGTAGTCATTCCTGTTTTAACTTGAGTCAATGCGCCTACGCCATCTACTGTGTAAATCTTAGATGCGCCAGAAGTAAACAACTGAGTAGTAGAGTCTGGATTCTTGGCAGCGTACAGAGACACTAGGTCTTCAGCAGCAGTACCAGAAAAGGCTACAGCACTAGGGAAAGGGCCATAACCCACAGCTTGAGAAACCACGTTCTTAGCGTCAGTCAATGCGCCAGAGATACCTGATTGGTCAGGCATCCACTCACCTAGTTGAATTCTTTGTGTAGCCATATCAAATGTATGTAGTTTGCATTGCCAAAGGAACACCAGAGTATTGACCCTTCTCGTCTGAACGAGTCAAAGAACCCATAGCCCTGTCAAACATAGTTCCCCATGTATTGATTCGAGCATCGTTCATCAGGTAAGGCTCGGCTTCAATCAAAGCAGCATACAAGAGCAAGTCAGGACAAACAGTCAAGAATGTATTGCTTGTGTTTGAGTCACTCAAGAAAGGAGGCGCAGCAGAGTAAACCAAACTCAATGTGTAAGCAAAATCAGGAATAGGTGCTAACTTA